TCGATCTGCAGGAGTTGACGAAGATTCAGTAGCGAGAAACCCTGATAATTCTTCAAAGGCTCAAAATAAAAGATTATTTATTGATGATTTATATAAAAATCGTGGGGCATCACATATCATTAATTGCACGTACAAACAGAGACAATTTAATTTTAAAAATTTGTTAGAAGAAAATTGTCAACCATATTATCGTTCTTTATCACAAACAAATACTGATAGAACAATGTTAACTCTATATGGTGATGGTGATAAATATGATACACATTTTGATGCTACTGTTTGGACTTGCCTTATTTGGTTAGTCCAAGAACCTAAATTTTTTGAGGGTGGTGATTTTGAATTTACAGATGTAAATCAAGTAATAGAATTGAAAAATAATCGTATGGTAATTTTTCCAAGTTGTTTCAACCATAAAGTTCATCCACTCAAATATCATGATAAAGATGATCATAGAGTAGGTAAATTTACAATCACTCATTTTTACTCTAGAATACCACAAGACGTTTATCATTTGACAAATCCGGATTTACCTACTAAAGTAGATGATAACAGCTCTAATTCAACTAATAAATAACAATATCAAGAATTAAATTATGGCAACTTATCCAGTAGTACACAAAGAAACAGGTGAAACAAAAGAAGTCTCCATGAGTGTCCATGATTGGGATCAATGGTGTGCTGATAATCCTGATTGGTCAAGGGATTATTCTGATCCATCTACAATGCCCGGAGTTGGAGAGGTTGGAGAGTGGAGAGATAAATTAAGAAAGAAAGCACCCGGCTGGAATGATGTGTTAGCAAAGGCAGCAAGAAGTCATGGTAATAGTAAAGATCCTCGTTTAGTACAAAAACTCTAATGCCAAGAAAGAAGAGAACCTCCGATCAACCGATTGGGGTTGGTTTGACCGCTAAACAATTAAAAAGAAAAAAACCTGTTAATGCAGACTATTTAATTGATGTTGAACCATTAACAGATAATCAAAAAAGATTATTTGAATCATATAAACATAAACATATTGTTGCTTATGGTTCTGCAGGTACAGGTAAAACATTTATTACTTTATATAATGCATTAGTAGATGTAATGGATGAAACAACACCTTATGAGAAAATTTATCTTGTAAGGTCTTTGGTTGCTTGTCGCGAAATTGGATTTCTTCCGGGAGACCATGAAGATAAAGCAGATATATACCAAATACCATACAAAAATATGGTAAAGTATATGTTTCAGATGCCATCAGACGCAGATTTTGAAATGCTCTATGGTAATCTTAAGGCTCAGGAAACAATTAAATTCTGGAGCACCTCATTTTTGAGGGGAACAACACTTGATAATTGTATTGTTATAGTAGATGAATTTCAAAACTTGAATTTTCACGAATTAGATAGTATAATAACAAGAGTTGGTGAAAACAGTAAAATTTGTTTTTGCGGTGACGCATCTCAGACAGATTTACAAAAAACCAATGAAAAAAATGGAATCGTAGATTTCCTAAAGATAGTTCGCACAATGCCATCATTTGATATAATTGAATTTGGCATTGAAGACATAGTTCGATCAGGACTTGTCAAAGAATATCTTATCGCAAAAATGCAGTTAGGTATGTAATGTTTAATCATGTAGAATTGGATCTCCCTAAACTTTCGAGAGAGACAATTGACGGAGTTCGTTATTATTCTGTTCCTGATGAAGATGAATTACTAAAATTAGTATCAATTACATCAGTTACGAGTTATTTCAATCGAGAGATCTTTGCTAAATGGCGAAAAAAAGTCGGTGATGAAAAGGCAGATCGTATTACAAAGGCTGCAACTACTCGCGGTACAGACTATCATACACTTACAGAACATTTTCTGAAGAATGATGATTTACCACAAGTGAAACCTATCTCTGAATTCTTGTTTAAGATTTCTAAATCCACACTTGGTAAGATAGATAATATTCACTCACTAGAGGGTTCACTTTATAGCAAACAACTTGGTATAGCAGGAACCGTTGATTGTATCGCAGAGTATGATGGAGAGTTATCTATTATCGATTTCAAAACATCAGCAAAACCAAAACCTAGAGAATGGATAGAACATTATTTTGTCCAAGCGATGGCATATGGTTGTATGCTGTATGAACTGACAGGTATGTCTGTTAAAAAGTTAGTAATTATTATGTCATGTGAAAACGGAGAATGTGTTGTCTATGAAGAATACAACAAAGGAAAGTACATCAAACTACTCGGAGAATATATTAGTAAGTTTGTTCAAGATAAACTGGAGCTCTATGGAACCCAATAAAGAACTTGAGAAGGCCATTGAGAAAAAGTTTCTGACACCTCAGAAGTTTGCTATTGAAATTGAAAAAATAGTGGCAGAAGAGGAATTTAATTATATTGATGCAATTTGTTACTATTGCGAAAGTAACAACCTTGAGATAGAATCAGTAACGAAACTCATTTCCAAATCACTCAAGGAAAGATTGAAGTGGGACGCAACTCGTCTTAACTTTATGAAAAAAACAACTCGTGCTAGACTACCTTTATAATGCAAGTATCTAAATCTGAATTAATTCATCATCGTTTGCAAGCGATGCTTCGTGAGCATTCTTTTTCTGACTTAAAGTATCTTGGTGTTAGACCAGATAGTATTGGTATTGATCAACATTGGTATCAAATAGGAGAAGCAGAAGTTCCTGTTGATGCAATTCAAGAATTGGAAAGTGAAGAGACTGACGATGAAAGTGACACCATTTGAAACGTATCAAACCTATCTTTCGATCAAAAATCATTTCTCTAGTCCGAGATATGATTACTTTAAGTATGGAGGAAGATCGAAAGCAAAAATAACCGCCTTTAATAAAAGGAAAGATAAGTATTGGTTTGAAAAGACATCAAGAAAATATCCTGATAATCAAATCGTAGATTTTCTTGTGTCAAATTTTGTGACTGCCAATAATCCATCAAGTTTGTGGATAGGTGAGATTATTAATTCCGGTGAAAGAACTTATTCTGAGTGGTCACGGAAACAACAAAGTTTAAGTTACATTTTTAAAGAACAGATCACACAATTGTTTGAAGAGTACCAACTTGATGATCTATTTAATTGTTCGACTGGCCATCCTCCAGTTTTAAAAGAATATTTGGGGGATCACATTGACCTTGAAACATTAGTAATACTTGAAAAAGTCTTTCATTTTCGTGGTCAATTTGACAAAAAACTTACTGATCCTGTGTGGGAAACCGTCAGTATGAAGATTAGAAAGTATGATCCTTTCATAAATATAGATGTGTTACAATATAAAAAAGTTCTTAGAGATATAGTTCATGGGTAAATTTTTTGAATCGGAAATGGTTAAAGATGAGTTGACTAAAATCAATCAACTTCAACAAGAAATCTATTCGACCACTATGAGTTTTCCTAATATGTCTCGTGTTGACAAATTGGAACACATTGATAAATTGACTGAATTGCTTGAAAAACAAAAAGTGATGTATGCAAGATTATCTTTATCAGATGATCCTGAAGCTAAAGATCTTTTAGAAACATTAAAGTCATCCATAGTATTGATGGGTTTTCCACCAAACATGGATATGAATTCGTTTTTTGATAATGTATATAAGACAGTTCAAACATTAAGAGTGTCTATTGACAAGTAATTTAACTCTGTTATAATATCTAAGTAAATCTACCAAAATCTAAAATTATCCGAGGTAATCCAAATGTCTTTTGCTAATTTAAAAAAGCAATCTAAATTAGGTTCTTTAACCGCTAAGTTGGTTAAGGAAGTGGAGAAGATGAACAGTAACGGTGCATCAGGTGATGACCGTCTCTGGAAATTAGATGTAGATAAGAGTGGTAACGGTTATGCTGTTATACGCTTTTTACCTGCACCTGAGAATGAAGATCTTCCATTCGTTAAACTTTATTCACATGCGTTTCAAGGGCCCGGTGGATGGTATATCGAAAACAGTTTGACTACATTAGGTCAGAAAGATCCAGTATCAGAGTATAATTCACAGTTGTGGAACAATGGAACTGATGCCGGCAAGGAACTAGCAAGAAAGCAGAAACGCAAGTTGACATACATTTCCAACATCTATGTTGTGAAAGATCCTGCAAATCCTGAGAACGAGGGTAAGACATTCTTGTTCAAGTATGGTAAGAAAATATTTGATAAACTCACCGCAGCAATGCAACCTGAGTTTGAAGATGAAGAAGCAATCGATCCATTCGATTTTTGGCAGGGTGCTAACTTTAAATTGAAAGCTAAAAATGTTGCTGGATACCGTAATTATGACTCAAGTGAGTTTGCTGCTGTATCGCCATTACTAGATGATGATGATGCAATGGAAGCAATATGGAAGAAAGAATTATCACTTTCTGAATTTGTTGCTCCTACGCAGTTTAAATCATATGAAGAGTTAAAGACTCGTTTAGAGTATGTTCTTGGTAAAAGAGGTGTAAAACCAGTTACTCAAGATGTTGAAGTTGAAGACGAAGAATTTGTAACACCTGTTGCAGAGACTAGAGAAACAGTTTCATCTGTTGCTTCAAGTTCAAGCGAGATTGAAGACGATGACACATTATCGTATTTCCAACGACTTGCTGAAAATTAAGATAAACGGGAGGGCAACCTCCCTTTTTTTATGGCATGGATATGTTTAAATTTTCTGTCTGAATTGTTTTGTCATCGATAAATTGTGATGATTTACCGTATATCATAATATCTCTAAAATCATTAATAAATTCTTGTAAAAATTCCTCTTTCAAAACAAATATAAATCTTTTATCATCATTTAATCTAGTCTCGTGTACATAATTGCTTATACCAGTTACAACATTAGTTCCTGATTTTGTTTGATAAGTAGATAGTACATTATCATAATACTTAACAGAAAAATCTGCATTAACTCTTTTACCCTTTGGTAAAATTAAATGTCCCTCTGAATCACGTATCTCTTTTGTTTCGTAATACCTTAAATCATTTAAGTTTAAACCATATTTATTCTCTGCATAAGTATAAATTTCTGATGAATCAAGTGGCCATTCATCACGAATATTGATAATTCCGGAACAAGTAATGACAACCCAATCTAACTCTGCAGATCCATATAAATCTTCAGCAACATTATCAGGACGATGACCTATAGGTATTTCATATTTGTCAAATACCGTCATAATATTTTGTAGATCTTCTCTTAATTTAACTCTACGAAAAAAATTCTTCACATCTACATACTCTAAAGAGGAATTTTTATCTTTAAGAAAAGATGGATATTTTAAATTAGGTAATTCTCTGAAGTATGACATTAGAATCCAACCCCTCCTGCGTCATCATAATCAACATCATAAATTGGTTCTAACTCTTTGAATGAGAGATCTAATTGCATTGATATGGGTGATGCGTCATCATATGTTGCATATACCCCTTCTCCTGTGTAATTTACTGATATATTCGTTAAGAAGCACTGTTTAAACTTATGTAAAAAGGGATGTTCTGAATTACCTTTTTTGTATCTAAGTTCAAAAACATTTGGAGTTTTAAGAAATACTCCTGACCCCCCTACTGATGCTGTGCCCTTTGTTTTTGGTGCCATATTTAATTTAAATGATCTAATAATATTTTTACATTCTCTTGCCTCTTCTGGACTTCTTGGAGTCATTTTAAAAGAAAAGTTGAAACTTCTTAATGTCGGCCCATTAAATAACAACTCCATATTGGGGTTGAAAATCTGACCTGTCTGTCGTGCCATTAATTGAGCAGCAGAAACGTTACCTCCAAGTGCACCCAAGGCAGCAGATGTCGCTTTTGCAGTAACAAAAGTTGATGCAGCATCCATTATACCTGCATCCATTCCAACAGAATTTTTCATTTCTTTAGACATATTATCTTTCGCTTCTTGTAATCCCGCTTCATCACCTTTTAACGCTGCTGATAATGCTGCACCACCACCTTCAATACCTGATCCTATAACACCAGCAGCAGCACCCATGAGAGTATTCATTTTACTCTCACCATAATCTACTGCATTACCATCTTGGATATTTGATGGCATTTGTAATATAATACTTCCAAGTATCTTTGTTGCTTTATCTCTTGTTCCTTGTGGGCCAATACGACGACTTCCGGGTGAACCAACTAAACTTCCACCACTTCTTTCTTTTACAGGTTGATACTCAACTATGGTGAAACTCATATAATCAGTTGTCTCAGTTAAGGCTTCAAGCGGATACCTGAAACCTCCTGAATTAAATCTTGTTTTACCTCTGACAGGGGAGTTTAATCCTCTTAAAAATCTATTTAACATATTTCTTTTTTAACTATTTAGACGCATTTTGCCAAAAGGTAATGCTTGAAGGTCAGTTATCTCTTCGGGGTATACTCGATATGTGCTTCCAACTACGTTTGAAAATGAATATGATCGTGCCTCACCATGATGAAAGTTCGTTCCACGAAAACCCCACGAGTAAACATCAGTAACAGCCACTAATGGGTGAGCATCATATCTACCTGTTGATGATGGTTGATATGAAAAAATAAAAAATTGCCCTGCTTGTGGTGTAGATATAGTGTCATTAACTACATCACTTATTTCTACCATTAATTCATCAGGATCCTCAATACCAATTAAACGATCCAATACGGGACTAATACGATTCATTTGATTCCTAGTTCATCCTCTGTCATCAACTTAAATTCATACAATCGATCTTTACAATATTCGGATGCTGCTTTCCATTTTGCTTGATTACGAGCATACTCATAAGTTTCATAAAGATAATTTTTTGTTTGTCTTTTAGGTTTTTTAGGAGGTTTGAGTTGTTTTTTAGGTTTGACTTCGATAATGTATTTTTTTACCTTACCGGTTGTCTCTTTAAGTTTAACATAAAAATCAGGAAAATATCTATGTACTCTATTATCAACAGGAGATCTGTAAGGTATTGCAATTTCTTCACTTCCCCACTCTAAAATGTTTTCATTTAAATCACAGTAAACCATGAATTTTCTTTCCCAAAGTGATCGATATATTATGTTTGATGGGTTCCCTTTATATTTTCTTGGGTAGGATGGTGAATATCTTCCTTTATATGACATAAATATATAAAAACAAAGTCATAAAGGTATTTAGTGTGTCGTTAGTATCAAAAATCACCATGACTGATGCCAAAGTAAAATTTGGTCAATTGTCTTTAAATAATCAATATCAAGTTCACTTTGCTGGATTTAATACAAATATAGTTAATTATATTCGTAATAATTTAGGGATAGTGAACGCAGATGATTTCATTTCTCGTGAGATGGGAATCATGTGTTTTGATGCCTCACTACCAGCGAGTGCCTTAGCCACTGCAGAGGTAAAAGATAATTTTATGGGAGTACCACAAGAGTTTGCTCACTCTAGATTATACACTGATATAGATTTTTCTTTTTATATTGATAAAGACTATACTCTTTTAAGAATATTTGAAGGTTGGATGGACTATATCACAAGCGGTGCAGAAACTGAAGTTGGAGATTTGCAAAAACCATTTTATCGTCGTATGAGATATCCAGATACCTACAAAGTATCCTCAATGTATATCTCAAAGTTTGAAAAAAATTTAAATCGCGCATTAACATATCAATTTATTAATACGTTTCCTAAATCAATTACTCCTATACCAGTGACATATGGATCAGCTGACTTACTTAAAGTATCGGTTAGTTTCAATTATGACAGATATGTTGTAAATCGTAAGAGAAGGCAACCAAGTATACTATCAGCAGGTTTAGATTTGTTTAATTCATTTAAATCAAGTGAAACACAAACTAAAAAATACAATTCTAACGATCCACAAACAGTGGACACTTAAGAAAAAATGTTATATAATTGATATAAATAAATCACTGAATAAAATATTATGCCACTACCTAAGATTAATACACCCACGTATGATTTGACTTTACCATCTAATAAAAAGAAAATTAGATATCGTCCATTTTTAGTTCGTGAGGAAAAGATTCTAGTTCTTGCAATGGAATCAAACGATCAAAAACAAATTACTGATGCGATTATTCAAATTATTGGTGATTGTTTAATCACTAAAACTGTTGATGTCACTAAATTACCTACTTTTGATATTGAATATCTTTTTCTAAACGTTAGATCAAAATCAGTCGGTGAAACAGTTGAAGTTAATGTTACTTGTCCTGATGATGGTAAGACAACCGTTGAAACATCGATTAACATTGATGATATCAAAGTTGTTAAGGATAAAGATCACAAGTTGATTGTTCAACTTGACGATAAGTACTCAATGAAATTGAAATATCCAACACTAGATCAATTTGTTGAAAATAATTTTGATTTTGATATGGCTGAGCCAAAAGAATCGGTTTCAGCTGCCATGTCTATGTTGTCAACATGCATCGATATGATTTATGATGATCAAGAAAGTTGGGATGCGTCTGATAGTTCTAAAGAGGAACTTGATGAATTTATTGATCAACTTAACACTAAACAATTCCAACAGGTTGAGCAGTTTTTTAGAACTATGCCTAAGTTGAGTCACAAATTGAAAGTTACAAATCCTAAAACAGGTGTTGAATCTGAAGTTGTATTGGAGGGACTGGTAAGTTTTTTCAGTTAGGTATGGCCCACATGAGTTTGGAGTCATACTATAAAGTTAACTTTGCCTTAATACAACATCATAAATACTCTTTGACAGAGATAGAAAATATGATGCCTTGGGAACGAGATGTCTATGTCACCCTGTTAAAACAATATATTGAAGAAGAAAACATCAAAGCACAACAACGTAAATCATAATGCCACTCCCTATCATAGCCACGACAGCAGCAAAAGTAGTAGGAAAAGCAGCCGCTAAAAAGGCAGTGAAGGCTGGTGCTACTGTAGGGAAAAAAGTTGCTAAAAAGGCAGTGAAGGCTGGTGCTGAAAAAGTGAAGAAAAAGGCAAAGATGAAAGTGAGCAAACTTTCTGAAATGGTAAATGAAAAAGTACAAGATAAATTAGGTGTAGATGATGGTGAGATAAAAAAAAGAAGAGGAAGACCTAGAAAGTTTAAAACAGTAGAAGAAGTAAAGGCTGATATAGATGCTAGAGAATTAAAAAAAGTTCAAGAAAAATTAAAAAAAGAGAAAGAAAAAAATAAAAAGGCCAAAATCCAACCATCAAAATTAGTTGCACCACCAGAGTCTGGATTGATGCAGTTAGAGGAGAGAGTAAAGGTAAACTCTGAAAAAATTACAATAATAAAAAATATACAAAAAATACATAGAACTAATCATCAAAAAGAAAAAGGTGAATTAGCAGAAATTAATAATGTTTTATCAGGAATTGCGGATTTCATCAAGGCAGATTACGAATCAAGAATTGATGCAGCAGATAAAGAAAATAATCAAATGATGGAGGACGCTTCTAAAGAAGATCAGAAGAATAAAGAAAAAGGATTAGAAAAAACTGGTAAGAAAACTGGTGATAAAATAGGAAAAATCTCACAAGGTATCATTTCTCCTGTCAAGGGTGTTTTTGATAGATTAATGGACGCTGTAACAGCGATTGGTTTAGGAATTGTTGGTAACGCTGCGTTTAAATTTCTTGCTAGACCTGAAATATTTGAAAAATTAAGTGGAGTTTTCGATTTTATATCGGAACATATACTATGGATAACCGGTGCTTTAGGTGCGATTGCTCTTATTGGTATTATTGGCCCAATTGTTGCTATTGGATCTGCGATTGGAACCGTTATCGGTGCAGTCGCGGGTGCTGCTGTTATCGTCGCTAAGATTGCATTAGTAATAGGGGGTATTATATTAGCGATAAAGGGAGCAACTGACATATTCAAGTGGTTGCGAGGTGATAAACTTGGTGATGACATTGTATCAGATTCAAGAAAGGATAATAGAGAACAAATGAAAGAGGAAGGTGTTGAGAAAGCACATATAAGTGGTATTTTTGGTGAAAGATATCGTGTAGAACGTGATGGTGAGATGGTTAAATTAAAGTACAAGGAACTTACACCTGATGAGCAAGCGATTGTTGATCAGTTTAAAGCAAGGGATCAAGAAATCAAAGATGCTGTTAAAGACAGAAAGAAAGAGAAAGCAGATGCAAAGAAAAGAATAAAGGGAGAAAGAGAGGGAAGTCAAGAATATGCCGATATAAAGGCAATGCCGAGAGGGAAGGAAAGAGGCAAGATAAAAGGTGCATTTGATAAAGAGACAAATAGATTAGTGAAAGAAGAACATGATGCAATAGATAAAAAATATGATGAAGTATTCACTCAAGAAAGAAAAATTGGAGGAGATGCCTCTGGATTAACTTTGGTTGGTGAAAACGGCCCAGAAATAGTTGATTTTAAAACTGCTGTAAATGTAGTGCCGGCACATCGAACACAGGAAACCCTTAAAACTTTAGGGGACAGTGGTGGGACAAATGTTATTACTATGGATTTACCACCGATTACATCACCTGCACCAGAGGTGAATGTTGGAACTCCTGCAAGCACAGAGGTTGAAAGGATTCCATCAGTCAATCCATTTAATAGTTACATGGTTATGACTCCTCAGATTCTTAGAATATCATAATGGCATCAACAACAGAATTAAAAAAAATAAAATTAAATATTACTAACATCAAGAGTGTATTGCTTGATGGTAAGAAAGCTGTTGATGAAAAAAAGAAAGATCGTGAGGATTTTTTACAAAAATTAGCAGAAGAGAAAAAACAGAAACAAGAAGAGAAAGGACTTGAACAACCAATTAAACCCACTCAGAAGAAACCTGAATTAAAATCTCCTGTTAAATCATCAATGGGATTGATGGATCGTATATTTAACTTTGTTAGTGCAATAGTAGGTGGTATAATTGTAAAATCATTACCCGAAATAATAGAAACATTTAAAAAAGTATTTGAAAAAGTAAAACCTTTTTTTGAAAAGATGGTAGAATTTCTGAAACCAGTATTTACGTCTATTGGAGAATTATTTAAAGGTAAAGGATCATATGAGTCAGAAAAGGAAAAAGTAAATGAAGATGTAGAAAAAGCACAACTCGCAAGTAAAGATATAGATGGTCAAGTAGATGAATTAAATAAAGCGGGTAAAGATGTCGCGAATGAAAATAAAGGATTAGCAGCGAATTCTGACGCTTTATCTAAAACGGGGAAGGGATTAGAGGAGGATCCAGAAAAAAGAAAGGATGATGAAAAGGAGGAAACAAATGATGAAGAAGAGCAAATTAAAGATGATTCTAAAATATCATCAAATGAAGGAATATCAGATGGAGGACTCACTCCTACCAATGTTGAAGTCAATCAATCCACCTCAAATTCTACATCTGTCAATGTGGAAGTTAATGAATCCACATCAGATACCTCTACAGTCACATCTGAAAATTCAGATAATACCTCCGATGATGTAAATTTTCTTAATAAAAAATCAAAATCAGAATTATCTGGTGTACAAGTTATAACCGCACCAGTAAAACCAGTGCGAGAAGATTTTCCAAATACAAGGGCTGGGGCAAAAGCATTTAGTAAGGCTTTAAAGAAATATAATATACAATTTAAAGAATATAAAAAACAAACACAAAATCTCATAAAACCAAGTGAAAGTAATAAGAATAGTTTAAATGCGTTAAATACTACAGATGGACTAACCAGTATTAATGGAACTGGAAGTAATACTGTCATTATTCAAAGACAAATTGTTCAAACTAACGTACCCATACCAGTTTAATGTCATCAGGAGCATCACGAGCAGCGATTTATGAAGTTCTTACTATAAGTAAGGAGGGAAAGGAGCAGCCATTAACAGGTAAGACTGTTAATTTTAATTATTATGAAAGTTTATACTCACCGGTTGTCACTGGAAATTTGACCTATGTTGATGCAGGTGGATCCACAGAAGACAAAAGAGATAATTTAACTAGCATTAAAGATGGTTTACCAATCACTGCGTTAGAGGATTTAAAAGTTAAAATACAAACAGCTTTCGGTACTCTTGATTTTACAAAAGATCCCTTCAAAGTGACGAGTTCACCTATTATGCATCAAGAGTCAAATAGGCAAACTGTATTACTTACTTTTGTTAATGATATGGAGTTAAAAAATTCTGAAGTCCCTGTTTTTGACAGATATGTTGGTAAAATAAGTGATAGCATTAAAAAAATTTTACAAGAAAAATTACAAATAAGTGATGATAAAATTGATGTTGAAAGTACAAAAAATAGTTATGGATTTGTTGGAAAGGGTAGAGGAGCGTTAAATATAATTCTTGATTTATGTCGAAGATCTGTTCCTGTGAAAGGTGATGCTGGTTATTTTTTCTTTCAAACTCAAGATGGATTTAAGTATAAGTCGATAAATTCATTATTGTCACAGGAACCAAAACAAAAATATCTATACTATGGTGCAATGAGAACTAATCAAGAAAATAGTGATAATGATTTCAAAATATTATTGCCCCCTAAAGTAAAAAAAGATCAGGACATAACAAAAACATTAAAAGACGGTACATACGTAAATCGTAATATATTTTTTAATCCACAAACTTTTGAACATAGTGAAGTTGTTTTTAGTGTAGATAAGGATGGTGTTAAGAAGACCCTTGGTGGTGATTTACCTATTAAAACAGATAACCTAAAAAGTTTTGTAAAAACCAATCACCATATCCTTGACATTGGATCATTTGAGGCACAAAATCAAAATCCAAATAATGATCCAAGAGAGTGGCAAGCTAGTTCCACCATGAGATATAATTTACTACATTCTATTATAATGGAAATACAGATCCCATGTAATACTGAATTGATGGCAGGTGATGTAATAGAACTAGAAATTGAATCAATCAAGGAAGATATGGTGCAGTCACCATCTGATGAGCAGCAGAGTGGAAAATATTTAATTATGCATTTATGTCATCATTTTGATTCTCTAAGATCATTTACATCACTTACACTTGTTCGTGATTCATATGGTATGAGAGGGAGTAAAGACTAATGAAAGAGGAGATGTTCGACGGATTTTTTGGGGGTAGTCCAGAATTTTGGATTGGTAAGGTCGTTAAAATTGAATCTCAAAGACAAACAGCACAAGGTTTTAGTTGGGGTTGGAGATATAAAGTTCGTATATTTGGAACTTATTCAAATAGTGATACTATACAGGATAAAGATTGTCATACAGCAATGGTTATGCTTGGAGTAAGTGATGGAAGTGGTGGTGGAGGAAGGACAAGAGCTGTTCGTATTACTCAACATGACATAGTATTTGGATTATTCATGGCTCCTGATCAAAACTTTCCTGTTATCATGGGTGTTCTTGGTCGAACAAAAAGAACCATAAACATTGGAGGAAAATTTGGTATACTCTCTGGTTTTACTAAATTTCTCCAACGTGGATTGACTGAAAATCAGGAATTTAATGAGTGTGATTCAATGAGTATCCCTAAAGTAAAGGATAATAACACTAATGGCACAGGGTCAGGTAGAGAGGTAAATCAAAATCAATTAGATCAAATTGGCCAGTCTGGAGATGATTCACAAGTAAATGCAATCAAAAATCCACCCGGAAGCACAGAGTATGATACAAGTGGTTTAGATAACACAGACATATCCAACGCTGTTCAAGAAGAAAAAGATTTTATCAATGCAAATGGAGGTAATTTTGAAGATAGCACAATTATTAATGAGACTGACACGACAAATAATACTGATGATGCTCTCGAAATCTTCTAATAAATAATGGTGGAGACATAGTATCATGGCAGAAATCAACACAAAATTTAATGAAAAAATACAAGAAGTAAAAGAGATTACATCTAAACCATTACTTCTCTCAGAGGAGCAAAAAAATCAATTTACTTCTTTAATTAAGGATAATTCTCCTTTTCTTCAAGACCAAATAAGTCAATTGAAGAAAGATTTTCCTGCTGATTTGGGTAGCGTAAATGCTTTTAGTGATTTTGAACTTTCATCATTGACAGGCATTGATACTGAAAAATTACAAACAAGACTTGAAAACTATAAAAAAATTGCGATACCTGATGTTTCTCCAATATCTAGCACAACTGGATTCATAGTGTTAGCAGCAGATCCAAATAGTGATAGGTTCTTAGAGAGAACAGATATTGCTATGAAAAACTTTTTTAAAGTTGCAAGTAAGGTCGATAACTTTAATCTTGACTTATCAACAGAACTTCAAAAATTAACCAAGATGGTTGGTAATTTTTCACAAACATTTATTGGTAAAATATCTGATTCACTTCAGGAAGGTTTAGTCGGATTCATACAAAATGGAATGGCGAGTCAAGCAAGTAAAATTTTTGCTAGTGGAATTCCGGGTGCTTTAGGGAAGGTGGTAGATTTCCAAACTGCAATGATAGGGCCTACAACCAAACTCTTCAAAGGAATGGAGTGTTTAGCATCAAAGGTTGGACAAGCGATGTCTGGGGTGATTAGTGATATGCTCACCAGCATGACTAAAAATATGCTAAACTCTCCAACATGTGCCACTCAACAGTTTGTTGGTGCTTTAACAAATAAAATAGCAGACTCTATGGATAAAGTGGTCACTCCACTACTTGCTCCTCTTCAAAATATTCTTAGTCCAATTGGTGCTGTTTTTAATGTAAAAGATAAAATCATGGGTGGTATTGATTTTATGAAAAAGGTAGGTAATCTTTTTGTATGTGAGTTACCTAAAAAGAACACCTCATCATTTAAATATGAAATTGATGGCGGTCTTAAGAAAGACCTAGAACCACAAGAGCATGACTCTCTTTTAAAAGATTCTTTAAACGCTGCTGCAACAACAAGTTCTTTTCTTGATAAGGCAGCATCTGGTTTATCAAACTTTGAAAAAGCATATGGTAAATGGTCAATTTTTGGTTCTCCAGTTGATAGTGGTGGATCTCATGAGAGTACACTAACCGGTGGTAATTGTTACACTGGAAATAATTTTGCATGCGGCCCTGCGAAAGTTGATTTTTTTGGTGGTAATGGGGGAAGTGGTGCACAAGGCAATGTAATATTGGGTAATTTTATTTCTAAATTCGATAAAGATGATATTTATGGTAGTTTTAAGAAAACAGCAAGTATTATTGGTGTAGAGATCACTGATCCGGGAAGTGGGTATTCATCGCCACCTCTTATATCTTTCGGAGACAATTGTGGACAGGGATATGGTGCTTACGGAAAAGTAAATATAGATAAAAATCCAAAGTCACCCACATATGGACAAGTCACATCGGTCATCATGACAAGTATCGGAGAAAATTATCCTGTTGATTCTGCACAAACAACGGAAAATGGACAGTTCCCAGATACTTATATTGATGATATAGTAATAGAAGATCCCGGAGCTAATTACCGTGAGGAAGATTTCATAAGCGATGATGTTCGACCTGTCATTGATACGAATCCAGAATCAAGAAACTTTGGTAGAATAGTGGCAATTGAGATCGTTAATCAGATACCTTATGATACTTTTCCTAATTTGACCGTTACATCTGAAACTGGGTATGGTGCGGTCATAAGACCAATTATGTCAACTGTTAGAACTCAACCTATCGAGGATCAATTTGTTGAGAACAATGCTGTAAGGATAGATACTACTAACATCAGGGATATTCAGGGAAGAAGAGTAAGTCAGGTATTCAAGGTTATTCAGTGTGTAGGAACTTATCCAGCAATGACAATCACTCCCCTTACTGTTCAAAAACCTATCATTCAAGATGTAGAGAAAACAACAGAACCATCAACCCCAGAGACAACCCCAGAGATAAATGTTCCCGAAACCACAGAACAAAGTGTTACCATTAGTGATACTACGACTTCAACAACTACTTCACCAAATCAACAAGCGACTGGACAGAGTAACACTCCTCCTCCTGCTAGTCCTCCTAGTGGTGGCGGGTCTGAGGGATCAGGCGGGGGAGGATACGGATACTGATTATGACTACAAGTAATTTAAAAGAAATTTCATATAGTAGCGGTATTTTTAATACTGATAATAAGTTATCGGTATTACGTTCTTCATTTACTCTAGTTAAGAAATTTGATTGTCTAACAGAAGATAATCTTGATTTATTAGTTGATAAATTAGAAAGATTAAAAAATGAAAATTTCAATCGAATTAACATACCTGACTTTGAATATTATGTTGAGGGAAATATTCTAAGTTATAACACCACTTTTATCAAAGGATGGTCTATCGGAACTTTGATACCTAAGTTTGCCAAAATTGTTTATGAGGACGTTATTCAAAAAGATTCAGACTGGACATTTGATGATTATGGCAGTGCTAATTTTATTGTAGAATGTAATACTGATAGAATATTCGCTGTTGATTTTCAATCATATAATTATGTTCCTGATCGAGATTATCGAGAATCAAGATGGAAAAAATCTCAAAATCTTAATCTATGTGTGATAGATAATATGATGAGAGGTGAATGGACTAATCCAGCTCTTCATCCACTAAAATAGAATTATGAGTCAAAAAGAAAGTAGACAACTTGAACTTTTTGGAGGAAAACTCCTCTTTGAAACAGGAACAGCAGATCAATCAAACGCTGGCCCTGCTGCATATATCATGGAATCACAGACTAGTGATAAACTTAAGTATAGTCAAAGTTTTCATGAGGGTAGTGGGCTAGCGAGGATTAGTGCGGATAAAACATTACAGGTAGAGGCAGGAGCACGATCTGATAATAATGATGCTGGATTTAACTTAACAGTTCATAATGGCAATTCAATTATTACTAACATGAATGGAGATATCTCTATTCAAGGTAAAAGAATTACAATAGGTGCTCATGATGAACTTGTTTTACAAGCACCTAAAATAAGAATTGGTTATTCTGAGCAAGGAAAGACAAGTAAGGTAAATATAATAGGGAGTCAGATATTTCTTGAAGCTGGTTCTTTATGTAAGTTAAGAAATAAAATACTCTATAGTAATGTCTTCGCATCATTTGCAGGATCATACGTGAGTGTAAACAAATGGTACAATAGTCTCCCTTCAGGATAATGGCAGAACCCATCAGTCAACAAGGTTTATATCAAGACGGTAATTCGATATTTGAAAATGTTCATATATTGGGTTCACTTGAAGTTTCCGGAATTGTTACTTCTACCACTACAATTACAGCATCTAAATTTATCGGTGATGGATCTGAGTTGTCTGGTATTGATGCGTCAACAATTAAAGACCCTACAGGAACTACACAGATACAGGGAACCACAACTGGTGCAACACACTCTGGTAGAGCAGTATTTAATGAATTAGAAGTTGAGAGTAAATTATATGATGGTGATGGAAACTTTGGATCATCAGGTCAAGTATTATCATCAGATGGAACTGACACTGCATGGGTTAACACAGGGTCATTAACTGCTGGTGCAGCAGCAGAGGTCGGTGTAACTGCAGTAAACGTTGATTCAGATCATTTTATCACTTTTGTAGATTCCTCATCTGGAAATGAAAACATTAAAGTAGATGCAGATTTAAAATACAATCCATCTACAAATACATTAGCTTCAATTAACATAGCCTCGGCAGTCATAAAAGGTGATTTGCAAATTGATGGACAATTAAAAGATGGTGATGGCAATTTTGGTGGATCTGGAACAGTCCTTACATCTGATGGAAATGATACTAAATGGGATAACGTAGGAAACTTAGCTGCAGGATCAGCAGCAAAAGTATCAGTATCTGAGGATGACACAGAAACTGATGGAAGACTTTTATTTTCAAATACAGCAGGACAAAGTGGTGGTAATGTTGTTAAATCCGATAACGATTTAACATATAATGCTAATACAAATACTTTATCAGTTGCTAATTTAAGCGGTACATCAACTCAAGCAGCAAATCTTAGTAATCATGATACAGATGATTTAAGTGAGGGATCAAGTAATCTTTATTTTACAAGTAGTCGTTCTCGTGGAGCGATTTCAGTAACCTCTGCAGGTACACCTTCTGGTGCAGGATCGCTTTCATATGATAGTGGCACAGGACAATTAACATTCACCCCAGCTGCAGCTGCGGGAGAACCCACTACAATAGCAGTTCTAGATGAATCGTCAGATACAGAATGTTTCCCTTTATTTGGAACTAACGCGACAGGTAGCGTTGCTCCAAAAACAGGAAGCAATTTAAAATTTAACTCGGATGACGGTACTCTTACAGCAACTAAATTTTCAGGACAAGCAGATTTATCTATAATAACTTTAAACGGAACTTGTCAATTTTCAAATGATTCAGCCATACCATTTAATTTTTTTAAAACATCAAGCGGTGCTAATAATGGTGTTTGTGCTTTATTCAGAAATGATAACGCAAATCATTCTTGGGGTATAGTTTCTGAATCTAGAACTGAGGGAAGTGGTAGTGATAGACCTTCGATATTATTTTCAAGTAGTAGAACAAGTATCACTAATCAAACATGGACAGTTGGTTTTGGGTATACCGATGATCATTTTAGAATAAGATCTAATCACGGACACCGAAATGGCGGTTGGGGTACTACTCGTTTTTCTATTCATACAGATGGAACTTTACGTGCTGGAGAACCTGTGGGTGGATCTACTGGAGCTGTCATAATAGACACTTCAAACGCTAATACTCAGTTATCACAATTTTTAAGATCAGATGCAAACGACCTTTTTCTAAAATTATCAAATTCCTCTAGAAACGAAGCTCCTGAAGCCGGTAGAGGATGTATAAATCTAAAACCAA